CATTGGGGTAGGTAAAATTTTTAACTTACCATAACCGTTTGGACCATCCATCCACATATCTGTGACCATATGGCACACTCGATCTAAGTTAATATTAAGGCCCTCTGGATGATCAACCTCACCGAGAACACTGTATCCTCCACTTATTTGATCATTGAGAGTTTTGACAGCCCTACCAATTTCTTCTACAGGATAAATTCTCTGGTTCGCGTTACGCACACCGCCTTGTATACAAATGCCCTTCATATACAAGTCTTTCCCTTCGTTGGTAGACTCAACGACCATATTAGCTTGGTCAAATGTCAAATGCTCTCTTAAAAAGTTGCTCATTCAGCTTTACCTTATTACTTGCCGACTACAGATTTTTTGTTGTCAGCACTTTCGCCTGCGCCTTTTTTCTCAGCGCCGTGGCCTTTTGGCTGTGCTTTTAATGATTTAGCTGCTTTTCCGCCTGGAACATTAACATTGCCTGCTGCATCTTCTTTAGGTGCGCTTGCGCCTGTTCCGTTTGAATCTGCTTCGCCACCTTTAACTAGGTTGCTTGCATCGCCGCCCATGTCGTTTTTACCTGCAACTGGTGACTTAGTGTTAGCACCGTTGTCTCCCATATTTGCAGTAACTTTTTGGACATACTCTTTCATTACGTCAATATCTGACTTAGGCTCTTTTGATTCTTCAACTTCCTTTTCGTCGGCTTCGTCGACTTCTTCGTCTGTTGCTTCTTCAACTGCTTCGTCAGTATCTTCTTCAGCTTCGCCAAAGTTAAAAGCCTCTTCTTCAGGGGCTTCTTCATCACCAGCTTCCATATCGTCTCCGGCTTCGTCATCTCCGCCTTCTTCGCCAGCCATCATTTTTTCAAATTCAGCTTTTAGGTCGTCTAGTGCATCTTCTAGGTCTTCAACACGGTCTTCAATTTCTTCGCCGCCTTCTTCACCTTCATCTTCTTCGTCGCCGCCGTCGACTGCATCTTCGATGTCACCCATCATGTCGTCTGCTGGATCACCGCCCATGTCGTCGTCTGCTTCAACTTCAAATTCGTCTAGATCAAAGTTTTCATCAACTTCTTTATCTTCGTCAGCTGCTTCGTCTACTTCTTCGTCTGTAGACTCATCAACTTCTTCGTCAGTAGCTTCGTCGACTTCTTCGTCAGTTGTTTCATCAACTTCTTCGTCTGCTACTTCTTCTAAATCATTTTCTAATAGTGATTCGTAGATGTCTCTTGACTTTTCAACTACGATTTCGTGGAATAGCTCTTCTGCGCCTGCTTTGTCTTCAGCAATTAGACGCTCAAGCATTTCTTCAAACTTGTTGCGATCTGCCATTTTTTTCTCCTATAAAATATATTACCTATGGTAAGGCTGTCATTTGTATTTACTATTTATAAGAAAAAGTACGCAGATATAGGCGTTTTTTGGGCTCTTTTGGCCAGATGCTATAAAAAATTAAAGATTTTTTTAAAATCTTCGACCAAAATAGTATTAAAGTTGTCAAAGTTATTTAGTTCTTCAGGCATGTAATTATCAGGTGCTATTACTCTATAGAACTCAATATTAGAGTTTTCTTTAATAACACTAGACGTTTGTCTTAGCCAGTTTCCAAAAAAAGTAGCAGATTCTGTTGATTTTTTATAGTTTCTAGTGTTAGCATATATGTTATTAAATGACCTTCCGTCGTTTAATCCACGATAATCAAAACCTAAAATATATATTTTTTCATAACCGTGTTGGCTTGCAAGCCATAATGCTGTAGGACCGCTACTCCAACCTTTGCTAGGATTGAAAAAATTTAAATTTTTTATACCTGCATAAGATTTATTGGGATTTGTCCAGACTTGATTTTTATTCTGATAACCAGTTTTGTTTATTTCTAGAATCATTTTTGCATCTACTGCAACAAGATAATCTGGTTGGAAAGTTCTATATACTGCATTACATGCATATATTTTTCCTAACTTTTTTAATTCGTCAAGATCAATGCTTTCTCTGCTCGTGCCGTTGCCGAGTACAAAAGCAATTTTACCTTTGTTTGATTCTTTTATTAATTCGGATAGCGAAACAGTGTGTTGTTCTATAAGTTTTTGACGCTTTTCTTGTCTTCTAGCGTCTCTTACTTTTTTCCACTGTTCTTTTGTGTAGTTAGACTTATCAACTTTTGGCACTCATTACACTCCCGCTTCAGCATTGGCTGCAACTCCATACATTTGACGAACAAAATCTAATTCTTTAGACTGCTCTTTTGTATGTAGTTCTGCTGATTTGCGGACTTTGTTAATTTGGCGTAATGTTAATCGTGTTTTACGTGTATCATTATATTCAAGAGGTGAATCATCATCTCGTTCTTCGTAACGATCGTCTTCGATAGGTTCGAATGTTTCTTTATCATAATAAAATAATTCACGTAGTATCATAGTAGTATTTATATCGTTTGATCAGTTGTCGGAGGCGCTGCCTGATCTGCTCCAGGTTCTGGCGTAGGTGCCATTTCATCACCGCCCATTGTTGGATCAGGTGTTTCTGTTGCATCGTCTTCAATGTTGCCTAGATCGGAACTTATACCTGCACCGCTAATACCTGCGCCACGCATTTCACCAGCAGCATCAGTTGCCGGTGGTTCTAAGTTCTCATCATTTTCTTCACGCCATAAGCGTTCGTTTTCTGCAATTTCTTCCTCTGTCATACCTAAGAATCGTTTCATTGCAAAGCGATTTGAGATATAAGGTATTGCACTCATTTGTGTGTATGTTGGTACACGAGCATTGTCAATTTCTGACTGTCTATAACTTGCAAAGTTTTGTGGTGGTTGGAATCTAACATCAAACATTGCTGTATCAATGTTAACACCTTTTTCTAATAGATAACGTTTAAATTCTTGGTTAAATTCTTCTACAACCAAGTTCTGTAGTCGTTCGCAGTATGTATTAAACCGTAATTCTTGTATGTATGCTGTTCCGACTCTACCATCACTGTATTGAGCTTGTCCATCATCGGGCCCAGTTGGAAGATAGCTGGAAGGGATTCGTAAACCGCGTACGAGCTTATTAGTAAAATATCTAAGATCATCAATTTCTCCTAGGTTAGTACCACCTGGGAGTGTTTCAACTTTGGAACCACGTCCTTCAGCAGTTTGAGGGAAGAAGTAATCTTCGTTGATTGATAAGGGGTTATAAGCTGAGTCTATAACGTTTTGGCCACCCCCGGTTTGCGATGGGATACGTCTTTGGTGTATTTCCGTCTTAACACGTTCCACAAATTGCATAGCAAGGTGTGAAGGCATGTTACCCACATCAACGTAGAATACTCTTCTTTCTGGAGCTCTTTGGACACGATAGATAATAATCGCGTCTTCGAGCAATTCTTTTTGTTTGAATACTTTGAATACTGTTTCTAATAAACTGTTACCAAATGGATAATTTAAATCTAATCCTTCACTTAAACTTAAATGTACAACGTGTTCTGCACCAACTGCAATTTCATTTTCACCTTGTTGGAATCTTCCGCCGCCTGCTGCTGTATTTGTATTTCCGACCATACCTCGGACGCCGCCTTGTAAATAGCCGTCACCTCCTCCGGTAACATTGCCGTTTGTTTGGTATGGTGTTGTTGCTACCATTTCTGCAAAGTTTAAATTAAAGTCTTTAATTACATATTGTTCAGGCTTTTTGCCTTCGCTTTCGTTAACAATAATTTTTGTTACTTTTGCAGGATCAACATGAAATAGTTTTTTAGTTTCTGGATCTCTAATAAAAAATTCGTCACCATATTTAAAAACGTTGCGCATTAAACGGAACATACGTGTTTCAAAATTTTGTAACTTACACCATTGTTGTAGATACTGTTGAATAATAGTAATTTCTGAATTAGTTGCTTTTGTTTTAAAGTCAATTAAGAATGGTGTTTTATTTTGTTTGTTTTGTTGTGTTGTAAATTCTGCAAGAATATCTAATGCTGCATTAACTTCTGAATCTAAATCCATAGTATTGTATTGACCATAACGTTCAATACGATTCGGACTTCCTACATACACATCAGGAAGATATGATGAATAGTTAGTACGTGCAGGTCCTGCTCCGGAACCTGATCCAGCACGAGTAAAAGGACTGTACGCTCCTTCCGGATTGTTACCAGTTTTTACCGGTGTAAAATGTTTTTTCCAACTCATATATTTTCCTAACCGTATACGTTTCCGCTAACAGCACTAATAGTATCCTTTGTATTCTTTTCAATATCTGTATTCAAACCAACTAGTTGTGCAACTAACATATTTAACCGTTCTAGCTGTTCTGAACTACCACTACCGGATGTGCTTAATTGTCCGTCTGCCAGCATAGATCCAGCTGAAACACCAGTGCCCGTTTCTCTGCCTAGTAAATCTCTTGATTTATTGTCTTCTGCAAGTACTTCGTTTAATTCGCCAAGAGTTTCAACCAATTTTTCCATAGCTGTATTATAACTTATTACGCCTGCTGCGTCAAGTGAATTGAGCGAAGTAATATTTGCTGATAACCCCTGAACTGTTGCTATTCTATTAAGATCAGTAGCAAGTCTACCTAATCCGGTTGTTTCACTCATTTCTGATAATCTTTGCAACGAATTAACTGTTGAATTTGGAATTTCTATTTCGCTTGCTTCGCCGCCTGTAAATGCATTTAAAGCATTTGCCATATTAACCATTGCAGTAGCATTTGTTGCAACACCTTCTGCATTAATATCCATTGCACCAAAGTTTTTAACTTGATCAAATGGTGTTTCTCCACCAAAGAAACTTGCAATAGCATTACCAATTGCACCTACGGCATTTCCTACACCACTTGTTGCTTGTGCTGATGAACTTGATGTTAGTGCATTATTAAATGCAACCATTGCTGCTGCATTTGCTCTAACTTTTTCTTCGTCAAATGCATAATTTTGGAATGCAATTATATCGTCATATGGTATTCCTGTTTCTCCGCCAAAGAACGAAGTAATACCATCTGCAAGTCCTCCTACAAGTGAACCTAGTCCACTTGCTGCATCTCCAGCGCCAAATGCTGCCATTGCTTTTGAATACGCAACAAGAGCATTAGCATTGCCTGTAACTTTTGCTTCGTCAATTGTATACTTTTGAAATTCTAATAGTTGTTCTAATGGATTTGCTTTTTCTGCACCAAACAGCGATCCTATTCCATCTGCAATATTTCCTACTAGATTACCTAAACCTGCTACTGCACTGCCTGCACCAAATGCTGCCATGCCGCCTGCAACTGCAAGCATACCTGCACCTGCTGATTTAAGTGCAGCACCGTCAAGTTCTTCAAAGGCGCTCATTCCTTCGGCAAACGTTGGTAATGATTTACCTACTAACCAGCTGGCACCTGCAACTGCTGCACCGATAACAAGTATAACACCTGCTAGTATAGCACCACCTGCTGCAACTTGTGGACTTGCAAATGCCTTTAAACCTGCTGCAACTCCTTTGAGAACTCCGCCTCCAACATTTCCAACAAAATTACCTACACCTTCGCCTGCTGAGCTTGCTCCTCTAACCCCTGGTGGTCCACTTCGGCCACCGCCTCCGCCACCGCCACCAAATAGTCCACCAAACATACTTCCAATGCCGCTTTTAAGTGCTCCGATTATTTTTGCACCTGTAAATAATGCTAGTAAGCCTGCACCTATTTTTGTAGCAAGTCCTGCATTATCCCATAGGCTTTGTAAGCCATCTCCGATCATACGTTTTACCATATCGCCGATGGTCTCTGTTCCGTCACCGCCTAGCATTTTAGTAATAGCACCTACAAATCCAAATTCACTTATATCGTTGCCAAATG